CAAACAATCAGGTCATCAACAAACAGTCCAAACACGCTGCCGGTGTTCACCATGGAGCCGCAGAAAGCCACTCTGTCAAATGTAGTTACATCGCCTGAGGCCGCATCCGAAGTGTCCCCTGAGGAAACAGTGAACTCGGTCTGCTCAACACCGTCAATCTTCAGTTTGAATGAACCAGTAGTTATGTGGGCGGACAGAGCTATCTCGATGTGATGCCACACGTTATCATTCCAGACAGTTTTAGTACCGAGGGCAAGGTTCGCTGGAGTTGTTGTGTCATCATATTTGGAGGGGGTTAATGTAGAGGCATCAGCCGCCCCGCCGTTGGTTCCCGTAAGTCTCCAGAAGCGAGTAGCCCCGCTGTCCTGAAAACGGAGTATGTCCCGGTCTCCTACGGTGGAGGATGACCGGTTGCACTTCAGATAAAACGCCGCCCGAATCATGTTAGTGCCGGGAGAAGCCTTCAGGAGTCGAGTGTCTCCCACAACGAGAGACCCGTTCTCTACTGCTCCCCCGCCGAACCGCCCACCCGCAGCGGAATAGCTGCAATTGTTCGTTACGTTCTCCACAGCGTTACGATAGCCGGTGGTGTCCGTATATCCATCAAAATGTTCTGCAAATAAAAGGGCCATTAGCTCACATACTCCTGACCAAACTCGGACGCGACTATCTTGCCTGCTGTCCAATCAGCCCCATCCGGCGCCTGCTCCTGAAAGGTCTCCATCTTGGTATGGCCCGGGGATATGACAGTGGTGGTTCCGTTTACGGTTGTCGCGCCCTGCTTTATTTTGTTCCGCGCATTCATGGCTTTTATGCCTGTCCTCTTGAGACTTGTCTCCACTGCTACGGCGTAGACTATAGTGGGTGTGTATCCTATGGTTGCGAAGGCGTACAGGTCTGTGTTGCCCGTTGTAGAGCTCTCAACATAGGTTGTGTCGTCATCCGAGAGCGAGTCATCCACGGCGGCGTAGTTGGCCCCGGCGGAAGGAGTGAACTGGGTTGAAGAGCCAGCCCCGCTAGGTGCAATATTTCGTATCTTGTGCATGTCCGTGAGCCTGCCGGTGAAGCCGGTCCCGGAGTCATCCCACACAATAACGTCATCAATAAGAACGTCCGTGGCGCCACCGGTATTGGAGCACACTCCACCAAATATGAAATCCGTGAAGGCCGTCACATCCCCGGAGGCCGCGTCCGAAGTATCGCCCGAGGTTATGTTTATGTTGGCATCCACCGTACCGTCTATCCAGGACCTGAGTTCTCCAGTGGCCGTGTTGGCTGCCAAGGCTATTTCGATATGGTGCCAAGTATTATCGCCTATTACCGTAGCCCCCGCAGTCAGCAGGGTCGCAGCAGTAGTATCGTCAAATCTGGATACCTGAAGCGTGGTGGCCCCAGCGGTCCCTATGTGGAAGCACCTCCACGCCCTCGTGTCGTCGGCGTTCCTGAATCCGAACAGGGGTCGGTCCACCGCCGCGCTGCCCGCTTGATTCGATTTGAACCAGAAAGCCAGACGGATCATGTTCGACCCGGGAGATGCTCGCAGGGGGACCCGCAAGCCTTCGCTAAGAGCTGCCGCCTGGTACCTGCCCCCACCAAACGCCCCGCCTGATGATGAGTAGGTGCCGAAGCGCTTATCGCCGCGAATCTTCTTAACCTTCCACAACTCGTTTATGGTGTTGTAGTCGTCAAACCCCTCTTGGAAAAGTAAGGCCATTATGCGTTCGCCGATCCTACGAAGCTGAAGAGAAGGTTTTGCAGCGTGGCATCTGCTGTGCCCGGCGACACCAGCTCAAGGTAATCGCCCGACACCATTGTGAAGGAGGATACGCCCACGAAGGTCGCTACCGTTCCAGCGGCGGCGAACCTGACGGTGCCCACACTGGCTCCGTTTTTCTGTAAATCGAAATCCGTTTGAGCCGTGGCCGCAGTCTTGGCCTTCACTACAGAGCCGGTCAGGTTTGCCGGGAATATGATAGAGAATCCTGCCATCCATGCCAGCACGACTGAGGTGGTCGGTATGGTCCCACCAAAAGAGCCCGCGATGTACCGGTTGTCTATAACGAACTCAAGAGCCGTGCCAGCCGCGTTCACCCGAACCTTATAGAGAGCCGCGCCCGAGTATGAGGCTGGCACATCCGTGAGGTTAAGGAAAGCTCCACCGCCGCCCACCGTAGCGAAAGTGAGAGATGTGGTGCCGACGGTTATGGTGTCGTTTGTGGTCAGCATGTAAATTTTGTCGCCCCCGGCAGTGCCCTCTGCGACGGCGACAATCACACCGGAGGTAACTTCGGCGTTACTGTCAAAGTCGGTGGCCCGGGCGGGAGAGGCGGCTACAACGTAGATACCGTTCTCAGAACCGGTGGTCTGGTTTTTCACCAAGACACGATCTCCGGTGACGAGAGTGACACCATCAATAGAGTCGCCGTTGTTCAGCGCCGTGGCAATGGTTATGTTGGCCGTGGTGGCAACCCGGCAAGAGTCCTTAAAGTCTGCTAGGGCTATTGACGACACAGAGTTGTAAACGGACCAGGTGTTAGTCGCTGTTTTCAGCAACAGCAGTTTCCCAAACTGCGCCGTGGTTGAGAGTGAGGGGCCATTCAGAGTGACACCACCCGCCGGAGCTACTGTGACAATCCCTGCCCCTGTTTGTTCTATTTCAATCCTGGTGCCCACCGGAAAAGCAACGGTGGCGTTCAACGGCACTGTGACCGTGATAGCGCCTGCATTACTTGCGAGAATTGTGTCGCCTGAGTCTGTCAAGGCTAGAGTAAAAGAAGTGCCTGATTGAGTGTTCACATTTCCGCCTATGTCAATCCACGCGATGCTTCTCCGTGCATATGAGCTGCCGTCATTCGCCGCCTCGGAAAGGCTGGTGGACTCAAATACCGCCGCGATGCTGGCTGCTTTCACATAGAGGGCCACCGTCAGTCCTGCGGCCACGTTGACCGTCACCGCACTGGTGAAGTCCTTGACAGCCACGGTCACCGATAGATTGTTGGTGAACAACACCAAGCCGCGTTGCAGAGCTGCGAACTTGAAGATAGGCGAGGGAGCTGTGGTAGAGCCTGTCATGACGAAGGCGACATGCTGCTGCGTCTCGGCATTTGAGGCCGTCTTGGTGGCATCGGCCCCCGACCATGTGTAAGAGATAGTGTCTGTAATGGCCGCGTCAATACGGGCATCGCTGTTATTCAGCGTGTCTTCCTTTTGCGTCTGATTTACGCTGACTTCAGTGCGGCCCAAATTGTTAGTCATGTTATCTCCTTACGTGTCCTGTATGTTGACCCGAACCATGCGACCCGGGCCATACCCTGTTGAGTTGGGCACATTGGTCTTCTGTTGTATCATAATGTCGAGGTATTTGAAAGCCATGAAGCTGGTGTACCCCAAGGCCACAATAGGCTCGTTTATTGTGGCATTGGCAGCTATGTAGGAGCCCGCGACCTGGCTGAAAGCGGAGCCGATGTCTGCTAGGTTGTCCGGGGCCGAGAACTCGTAGAGCTGGGCAGTCCTTATTTGGGCTGCCGTCAGGGTCAAGGTAGTGGCGTCAGTGACAAGATACTCAACCGTGTTATTGGTCAGATCGTCGGCGCCGGGAGCCCAGGTTCCTGAAAACATCCAGTTGTCATAGTGGGGCCAGCGCCAAATAGTGACTTTGTAGCTATTCTCCTCGGTGTCCCTCAGAGGGGCGTTCTCAGCGCCGTCTAGGATGCCCCCGCTGACCCTATCGCGCCTATTCCACGCGATGGTGAGGTCCCCGGTCAAGGCCGTCCTGGAGCGGTTTATGGTCGGTATGGTGGGCACCCAAGGAAGTGCCGCGTATCCGGCCAGTTTCTGCCTCTTGGGGATGACCTGGGTGGGGTTCTGGCCGAAGCTTACTCCCTTGTAGCTGACGGTTATCTCCGTCTGGGAGTGCGAGAAAGCTGTGACATCCGTGGAAAGGGTGTCCATAAGGATCAGGAGGTCCCCTGGCCGGTGGAAGTCCACAGCGTAGTCCGTCCCCCGGCGAGCTCGCCTTATCACAGACAGGGTGTAGCTACCGTCTCCGTTGTCCGTAACCGTCTGGAACTGGATCAGCTCGAACCGGCCCTGCTGCCCATAAGCCGCCAAGTTGAGGCCCTCGTTAAGCTCGGCCTCGGTTACGCTGACCAGATTGGTGGAGTCGCCCGCCTTGACCACTACTGTCAGGGTGTTCACCAGATCAGTGCTGAGAACCGTATCAGGGGTGACAAGCGCGTTCACCGCAATGCAAGTGACGCCCTCCTGCGTGTTGGCCGCTACTTCCGAGTAGTCCACCAGATTATTGGAGAAGTATGCCGACCCGCCCGCCCAAGAGCTGGTAGGGGCTAGAGGGGATATGTGCAGGTACAGAGGGTACTGGCCCGAGAAGTTGAGATCGTCTATCTCGCGGACAATAGGCGTATCTATGATGTACATGGTTGAGCCGAATATGGACGGAATAGACTGGTCATACCCGGTACCAGCATCTCCCACTATCGTCACCGGCTCGTCAGACAGGAAGCTCTGACCGCGCAAGCCTATACTAAAGTCATTGTTGTACGTGACCTCCACGGCCCGAATCTTGTAAACTATCCCACCAGATGTCAAGCTGCCAACGTCGCTCGGCTCCACTTTCAGATAGTTCGGCGGCAGCCGAAAAGCAAAAGACATGCGAGAAGTCCATGCCGCGTACAGGGCCCGGTTGGCCAGCGTCTTGGCCTCGCTGGCTGTCATGATGATGGGGAGCTCATATGTTATCTGGTCCGTAGAACTATTGGTCTCGATGAACTGAGACCGGGTGGCCATCTGCATGCTCCAGTTATAGGACAGGGACTTGTCTATGTACCTAAGCAATACCCTCTGAGGAATCTCGGCCTCCTCCTCCCGGCGTATCTGGACAGATGACTCATCTGGTTGGTTTGCATTGGTGAGAAGAGTTCCGCCCTCCGGGATGGTAAAGTCATCAGCACTATAGGATACCGCCTTACGAACAAATTTGATCTTACCGCCAGACTCTATTTGATCAATGCGATACACAGTGGCCAGTACGTCCATTATCCTTCTGTATGAAGATATCTGGGTTATCATGGCCCCATCTATCAAGTCATCAATGGACGCAGACACTTCTATCTCAGAGGGAGCATATCCAGCATACAGCGCCATACCAGTTATGAAATCTGCCAGAGGCATGCGCTCATCGGCTAAACGATCATAGTATATCCTGCTGACAGAATCTAAGAGAGAGTTGGCCTGTCCAGTGCCAACGCCACCGGCTCCCGCGTTCGCTATGGCTGTGAACGATCTGGTCTTTGAATCATATATCTCTTCCGACGAGAAAAAGTGTCCTGAGGGGTCGGAGAAAGTGGCCACAGTTCCAAAGGCGATGTCCAGCTCTTGCACTATGTTCGCAGAGGATATCCATGCAAAAAACCCGTTGGATATGTCGCCCATCCAAGACATCTTGGAGTGGCCCACCGTGGGAGGCACCGTGCCGGTCACGTTATAGGTCTCAGTGTTGGCCGTTGCATCATACTTATAGATGGCGCCATTATCCAACAGGACCAGCAGAGCGTCTTCGACCCCGTAGTACATCAGGTTGTTAATCCCCGAGGGCATGGTGCGCCAAGTAGTGCGCGTGACCCCGTGAGAGGACGATGTAGTGCTGGTGAGGGACAGTCTCGCAGCGCCCACTGTAACACGATACCTGTAAATGACAGAGCCATTGACCGCATAGAAGTCAGAGTAGCCGGAGTAGACTCCCCCCGGCACCACCTGCTCGTGATCATTGAGATCAAAGTAGTTCATATCGAGGATGCCCGTCAGGCCATCCACCTTGAGCATGAGAGTGTCACCATATGTCGTGACGCCTATCATGTATGTGTCCACCGCATATTGATTGAACACTATCTGAGAAGCCCATTTCTCTACATGAGGTATTTTTCCTTGATTATATGGCAGAACATCACTGGGCACCGCAGAGCCCGAAGGATACTCAAGGGTAGTGGTCCCCCCAACAGAACCCATCCAGTTTGTGACAGTCCCGCTTATTGGGTCAACCAGAACGACAGGGGCCAGACCGAGAGTGGATACGTTAGTTTGACCAAGCAGGACTCCCAGAGAGGGTATGTAGGACACGTCTTGGTACGCGGCAAAAAGCAAACCCTTCTTGCTGGCCAAGTTAGACGATATCCTTGAGCCGCTGTTGTTGAGCCACCCGGCGCCGTCCACGTTCGCCTGCACCATTGATATGACGCTGGAGGTCGTAAAGTCATACGTCCTTATGGTGTAGTATGGGTCGCTGGTGCGCGTGGTGTACACTTGATTCATGTCGTGATCGACAGCCAGAGAGTTCTGACTGCGGCTGCCCAGAGGGTCAACGGCAGGATATATGTTTGTTATGCTGTAGGATGGCGCCGTGGCGTCACCTATCTCTACTGATATGCTGGGGGGTCTGTTCCCAAAGTCAGCGAGAGGCAGAGAATCTATAACGAGATACATCAGCCCGCGATAGCCGGGGACCAGACCTACACCCTCCTGAGCCTCTATGGTCGGGTCGGGCATCTGCGTCTCGGTACCCTCATAGAACTTTACATTCAGGCCCTGTATCTTGGTCTGACCGGTGCCGCGCCGGTCGTAGACTAGAGAGCCATCGGCCCATATGCTGAGGATGTCCCGAGCGCCCGGGCTCGTGTTCCCGGGGTACCCGAAAGAATAAGCAAACGTCCCATAGTATTCGTACTCAACCGAGCGGGCAGTGACACCGCCCTTGCCGGTTGATTTGGTCTTCTTTATATTCTCTCGCAGTGGCTTGCACCATATGAGGTTGCCGTGGAGTCTTCGCACACCGAAAGTAATTGGTATGGGCAGCCCGTAAAGAGAGAAAGGCAGGTTGAGGTCTTTTAATCTAGGGCCTACAGAGACAGAATCTTTATCCACCTGCACAGCGCTATAGCCGGGCAAGTATCTGTCATCGGGAGCCTCAATGACGGTAAACGAAGCTATGTCATTGCCAGACACGAATCCGCTAGAAGCGCTAGACATAATATCAAACTGGGTCAGATCAACCATTCGACAGCCCCTTGAAACGGAAGCCCGTTATTATCTTACGGCGCCAATCTTCAGTAAAGGACTCCTCTACAACAGCCCCCCTGTGTACGGTGGCGTGAATTATACTTACCCTGCCCTGCTCATTCGCCACCATGACTACGTGTTGAGGAAATAATGTGTCCCTCATAATAAGAATGTCGCCGCTTTGCAGTTTGTTTAAGTCCGATATGCGGTCGCAGTGTTCTGCAAAAGGCTTTATAAGATCGGCGCCAAGCGACAGCCGCCTATATCCCACATCATCCGGATACTCATGGAGGCCGAGCTCTTTTCCCACGGATATCGGGAGTCCAACGCAGTCAATGCCCTGCCTTGTGCGCCCCAAGTGTTTCCACGGAGTCCCTATGTAGGTTCTGGCCAGAGCCAGCACCTCTTCTCCGCTATAGCTTCTTGAGGTCATTTATCACATCACTGCCCGGGACGAAGGGCTCCCCTCTAAAATTCACGATGTTGTTAAACTTGGTTCTGCATGTGATGCTTCTCTTATCACACCCGGCAACAATACTGAAGGTGTCTCCAACCTGTACTGTGTAGGGCATGGGCAGCGGCAAAAATAATGCGTCTTCAGTAGCATTGAAAGCATACTGGGATTGAACCTCCATTGATAGGCCAGAGTTGAGTCCCGAGGTAAAAGTTATGACCCCGAAATCATAGTAGTTGTTTGCGGGGTTTCCTGCCAGATCAATCCTGAAAACAGAAGGACTTGTGACAAAAGACACAGACCCCGTATCAGTGAAAGCTGCCAGGGATATGCCGCAGCGGGCATCCCCCAAGTCGGCCCGGCACTGAGCCGAGTAATACTCCCCGATCCGGCGATCTCCCCGGCTCAACATTCCGTTTATCTCAAACTGACCCTGCTTTTTGTTTCCAATATTTATGACGCTTAGCGTCCCCGTCAGTAGAACTATTTTCCCGAGGCTGGTATCAGTGTAGTCAACAATGGCCAGCTCTACGATTGTGTTATCGTACAGGCCCCTCACAACATCTATCTCAGAGATACCAGACGAACTGAAAATAACCCCGCAGTTAGTGCTCTGAATACCATTGTTGGTCGAGGAGGTTATCGCCGACACCGATAATGAGTCCGTGGAAAGGTAGGTGTTGCCGCTAAATACCAGATCGGTGTTGAGATCGGTAAACCTCTTTATGGTCCCGTCCCTACGAGTTACAGTGAAGATGTGGCACAGGTTAGTTGAACCAGAATCCAATCGGGTCTGCAAAGTTGCATTTATTGTACGGCTCATTACTCACGAACCTCTCTGATGGGTATGGAAGGTATTGCGCCAGCGTTCCAAACTTCCATCTCGATCTCCAGTTTATCCGTGGCGAACTGCATGGCTATGTCAAAAGTTCCCGTAACAGTAACGACAACGGCAGCGGCGGGAGCGACCACAAATCTAACTATGCCGCCGGAAAGTAGAGTCCAGTTGGCCGGGGCCGACAAGACCCCGTTAAGATAGACCTGTAGATCGGCCTCTACCGGCCTCTTTATGATCCTTGAAAAAGGCAGAATGGTGTCTGCATAGGTCTTGACTATCTGAAAGTTTTGAGTGGCTCCATTTCCGGTCCCGATGTTCTGAGCCGTGAAAGTGTAGTCGGCCCAGTCTCTAAACAAAAAACCTCTGAAGCGACCACGCCTAGCCCAGAAGAAGGCTATGACGCTATCTAGGTTGGACTTGCTCTGAAGCCCATACCCGACCTGACCTTCGATTAGAGGGTAGCTCCAATTCTGATTTGTAGAGGTTACTCCTCCGTCTGTACTCAATACTGACGTGCTGAACATAGGGCCCGCCTTGGTCCCGCGCTCCACGTCTATGGGTAGGCGCACTAAGTCAATTATCATCGAACACCCACCCTGCGCTGACCGCGCTTAACTGCACCCAATATCACGTTGTCTACCTGGGCTTGGTTCTGTCTGAAGGACTGTGCATCCTTCACAAAGAAGTTCACGTTTATCTTAGTGTCCCCGGCTTTCTCAGAAGTTGAAGAAGGTGTAGTGGACTCCGCCGCGCCTGCCGAACTCTGACTGTTGGTACGACTCATCAGTCCATAGGGGTCGTGCCTGCCCGAATCTTTACCCCCGGTAAAGGGAGTCTTGGTCTGGAAGTCGATGGCGGGTCCTCCCTCAGCCTTCATGCCCGGCAAAGACTTTGTGAAGTTTGCATATGCAGCGGTGTTCTCTCTGACATCTTTGATCCCCTTGATCAACGCATCCTGCCTAGCCACGCCAGCCTCCAACTGCTTTTGAGTTGCGGTCCCCAGAGCCACCTGCGCTACCAATGCGCCGATCATCCGATCCATCGGTTTGTTCGCATCATAGCCCGCTGTTGCGATACCCCCATACCCGCCGTCTTTCTTAGCCGTAACGCTAGCGTACTGTGAGGCGTATCCTGTGTCACCGGGCAGAAGACTTCTGCCCCTTGTGGCCTTGATCACCTCCCTTGCGGAAGAGACAACATACTTGGCGGCTTGGATTATATCTCTCGAACCATTATCGTTTGCGGCTGACCCGCCGCTACTCAACATGCTGGCATTAGACATTATGCTCCCAGCAGATGTGGGGGTGAACAGCTCGGGGCCATCCTCGCCAACCAAGTAGGTTTTTCCTGAAGACACCGGCCCGCCCGAGGCCCGCTGCCCGGCTACAGCCGAGGGGGCACCCCCTACTGAAGATGTATCACCGGCACTGGCTTTCGCTGAGGCCAACGCCCGGTAGGCTGCTGCTAGTGCATTTATACTATCGGCCAAATGATCGGCTTGTGGGGCCGCTTGTTCATAGCCGTTACCGGCCTTGACGATGGCCACATAGGACTTGTCTACACTAGGGTTCAGCTTATTTAGAGCTTCGTCCGTCTTGGCTATGCTCCCCGCCACAGACGCGCTTTTATCATCCAGCGCACCAAAGTTAGTCGCGGCTTTCTCTGCACTTTTTGAGGTGGCGTCTACCGTGGTGTTAAGCCGGTCTAGTATGCTGGCGGGTTCGCTCGCAGCTACTCCGAAATCCTTCACTGCCGTTGTCGCGCCGGACACAGAGGCGCTTGTGGCCGCAGCCGCGCTGCCGGTCATGTTTACTGAATTAGTTACTTGATCACTGCTGGCCTTGGCCGCAGCAGCAGCGGGGCTTACGCTGAATAAAGATTTATTGAAGTCTAAGAATCCCGCAACTGCTTTACGTGAACTCACCACCGTAGCCTCTGTGGCTAGACCTAGCTGATACAACACCTCCACCACTGCTGCGGCTCCCAGCACGAAGGGGGCCAAGGCAACCGCCACGAGTATGGCCAGCACTGATCCGATCAACGGCAGAATCTCTCCTATGGCAGCTAAAGCGTTATACCATCTCTCTGATCCGCCCGTGGCCTCCACGAAAGCGGTTATGCTCACCTTCAAGGATTCATAGAAAGCTGAGAACACCAGTATTACCGCGTTAACAGCGGGAGCCATGGCCGTGAAGGCTCCGACTATAGCGTTCCACACCGGTGTCAATACGTTAAGAAGGTAAGAGCCTAGCTGCATAAGGAGGCTGAACAGTCCATCGAAAAAAGCCTTCACCCCGGGCACTGTGTTGTACAGCACTACCAACACACCTACTACTGCCGCTATTGCGATCAACAGAGCGCCGAGAGGATTAGCTAGCATGGCGACATTCAATGACGTTTGGGCAGTAACCGCCAACCACACCGCCCGTGTCAACTGAATCATCGTCCCAGCATACTCTACCAGAACCTTGCTCCACGCCGTAACCACGGGAACCAATTTAACGGCAGCGAACAAGCTTATGAGGAGTATCAAGACTTTTAGATTATCCGCCACAAACAGGAGAGCTTGCGTGAATAGCTGGAAAATCCCAGTGCCCTGATTAACTTCTCTTAAAAGCTCCAGCGTACTATTCTTTATAGCGATGAAGCCCTCTATCATAGTCTTGGGCATCTTGGCTGCTTGGGCCTCCAAACCTACCGCCGCTTTCTTGACAGCGTTAAGAACCTTTTCGGTCTCCAAGATTCCTGGATTGGCTTTAGCGAAAGCCAAAAGCTTTCCGCCCGAAACACCGAACTCTTTACCGATGGCATTGGCTAGAGCGGGAATCTGCTCGGCCACCGATCTAAGCTCGTCACCACGTAGGGCGCCTGAGGCCAATGACTGAGAGAACTGGATCATGGCGTTACGGGCTTCTTGAGAGGTAGCACCGCCAACTTTGATAGATGCGGACAGGCCGCGCATAATCAACTCTAGGTCGGCAGTCTTTAATTTGAGGTCATTGGTTGATTGAAGAAGTCGGCCATATATGATGGTGTTGCCTTCAAGATCAGTTCCGCTCTTTCTGGATACTTGGGAGAGGAACTGCTGTGCCCTAGCGAACTGCTCCGAACTCTTAGTGGCCACCCTGAGGCGGTTATCCATGCGGTTAACAGTGTCAACAAAGCTGACAACATTCTCTGCTAACCTGAGGGCCGAAAAAGCAACCAGGGCCTTCCTGAAAAAAGCCATGGTGTTGGCAGACTTCTGGGCCGCAGCACCCAACCGGTCAATCGACGTGGCAGCAGCCGTAGCCCCGCGCTCCCTGATCTCGATTATGAAG